CTTTGTGATGAAGTCCAGCACTTCATTTTTCTTCTTGCTGTCAACCTCCGGCGGCGGTAATAGGTCGGTAAGCTGCTTATAAAGAAGGCTGTAACGCTGGATCGTCGTATTATAAGACTTCAAAGCAGGGCTTTCCCGCAAGAACTCTTGTTTACCCTGCTTGAAGTGGTCAACTGTGCCGTTTTCCTTGATCTTTTCGCGCAAATCTGCAAGGGTTTCCGCCACGAAAGATATTTCAACAATGAGCTTTTCGGCTATGTCTTTGCGATCCGCCGGAACAAGTTTCAATATCTTTTTAAGTTTGCGCACGTCCTTCAATCTCTCATTATCTCTATCGTTTGTCATGGCAAATCACCCTGTTTCAATACTACCCGTTCGGGCTTTTGCCCTCCCCTCATATGTGCGCCCGTGGAGAGGAAAAGACAGGTTGCCCCCTGACGGTGCGTTTTCCCCCTCTAAAAAATTTTAGTGGGGGGGTATTTCGTCGCTGCGTCGTGAAGCGTCGTACTTCTCGAACCATTCCGCCGCCAGCTTTTCATTTAGTTTCCGGTTGTGCGCTCTGCTTTCGTCGCTCTGAATGCGTCGTATGCACTCTTCAAGCGTTGTCGGCATTAGAACAACCTCCGCCCGCAATTCGTCGGCAATGGCTTTCATTTCCCGTGTGTCTGCGATCGTCGTTATCACGAAGGCGCGTTCCCATCTGCCGCGCCGCGCCTGTATGATCTGATATAGCAATTCCCGAACTTCCAGCGCAACGGACAGGATCGGCGCATGGTTCAAATGCACGTTGCCCGTTTCACCGTTCAGCGCTGCGCACAGATAATCAAGATCAACAACTAAATCGTTGCCGCTTTTATGCTGCGCAACGTATGTTGTTTTCCCGCTCGCCGGACTTCCGCACACAAGAAATACATTCGCTTGCTTTATTACGTTGCCTTCATCATCGAAGGCAATACCATTCAGCCGCGCCGCCTGCCCCCGCGCCTTCATATCCTGTGAATGCTCTTCCGCGTGGCACTTTTCGCAAACGGCTTTCAGATTGTCCCAATTCAACGTTATATCCGGATCGTTGACGTTCCACGGCTTGATATAGCGAATATGGTGGACTACGGAAGCCGCCCCACCGCAACGTTCGCAAATATAGTGCTGGCTTTGCAAATAAGCCTCGCGCGTCTTGCGCCACTCCTTGCTGTCATAGAACGGCCTCGCGTAGTCCTTCGCCATACCCTTAACCCCTTTCCGCTTTCAGTTGAAGCGTTTTCAAAAGGCTGTCAATAGTCCGCTGTATCTTGTCAGCGTCTACCCGCTCCGCATGATACCAAAGTGTAAGAATGAACTTTCCCGCCGTATCTGCTAACGGTTCGGTTTTCTGTGCCTCCGCCGGAATGCCCGTGCAAAGCTCGATATAGTCCGGAATAGCCGCAAGCAATCCCGTTATAATATCGTCGTTGTCGGTGTTATCCAGCCGTAACGCTTCGCGGGCTTGCTCTAACGTAAGCATTGCACCCGCTCCCGATTAAGTCGCCGAACGTGTCAGCTTGATAAAGGCCTCTTCCACAATGGGCTTGCAATCGGCAACCGCCATAGCGCGGTAATCAATGCGCCCGCTCTTGAAGCTGCTTTCGCGGGAAGCCTCGATCGTGATACCCTCCGGCAGATTGTAGCCCATGTAGTTGAAGTTACCGAACAGGATAGTTTCCGCCGGGAGGTAATCATCAACAACGACAGGGAAGCCAAGAATTTTTCCGATCCCCTCGGCCTTCGGATCAGCAATGAAGATCGGTCGCCCGTTGCTGTCCACCATGCTGTAAAACAGGTTGTACAGCGCGGCGTTGTTCATTGCCCAGCAAGCGCCGGAAGCGTACCCGCGTTTCAGCGCGGCAACGACCTTCACAACGTCGGCATATTTCAGCCCGTTTGTTTTGTGGAAGGTAAGGGCGTTTGTATCGCCCCAAGTAATGCCGTTCAGAACGCCCGTACCCTGCGAAGAACCCGTACCGTTTACAAGGCCGTCCGCAATGCAGGCCATCACGCAATTAGTAAGCTCTTCCACAAGGTAGCTTTCAAATGCGGCAATGCTCATGCTCTGCACTTTGACGCTGATAGAAAGCACCTTCATAATTTCGTAGCCGTCGAAAGAAACGGTTGCGACGCTGGGCGCTGCGCTGTCAACCGCTGCGCCCTCGGTGTGCCAGCTTGCAGCGGCGGCGGGAGTACCGACGGGGATAGCGATTTTAGAAGGCACATTGAAGGAACGGCAAACGCTCATAATGCCGCCCATCGTGCGGGCTTTGCTGATAACTTCGTTCAGCGTCTGCGTGGGGAGAGCCGCCGCAACGTTGCCGGAAGTGCCGTAAGCGTCCGCCCGCTGCTCGGTCATGGCGCGATTGAAGGCCGCTTCCTCAAAGCTGTTCAGCTTGCGCCCCAGCAGGCGTTTCATAAACGCGCTGCGGTATTCGGCGCTGTTGAATACGTCGCCTTCGGTGGCCTCATAGCTTGCGCGGCGCTCGAAGGTCATACCCGCGCCCGCCACGGGGTTAAAACCGTTCTGCTGCCCGCCTGCGGCGCGGCTCTGTACATTCTGCTTTGCCTGCGAAAGTCCTTCAAGCTCAATATTGAGCGCGTCCACGTCGGCGGTTGCGTCGGTGGCAACAATCTTCTTGATCTCTGCCGCTCTGCGCTCGATTTCCTCCAGCGTAGAAGTGCGGTAATGGTTGAAAGCCTCTGCAATAGTCTTGAATTTCATTTTGTATTCCTCCGTTTGATTGAAATAATGGCGTTTGCCGTTTCTGTGATCTGCTTTGCGAAGGCAAGGTTTTCACTTCGCGCCGCTTTTGGGTTGTTGCTGCCCTCGTAGCCGGAAGCAATTTTCTTCTGCTCCCGCTCCAAGATGTCAATTTGCTTGTAAAGCACTTCTGTAAGCGATTTACGCCGCTTGTCCTGTGCGGCCTCCGCCGCCTCGGTCTGCTCCCGCTCCGGCTCGGCGGGCTTTTCGATATGGATTTCAATTTCTGTTGTATTCCCGTCCTGTTTGACAATGGCGGGCTTTACAACAACGCCGTTTTCGTCTACCATAGCGTTATACCTCTTTCAGCAGAATTGAATTCGCCTTGATAATGGCTTTCGCCCTCTCCGCCGCCGTAGAAGTCCATGCGTTAATAGCGGATCGCGCTTCAACGCTGGTTTGCGGATAAGCAGGGAACGGAACGACGCTGATTTCATACACTTTTTCAATCTTTGTGATCGTGCGTGTATTTGTCGCCGCGTCGTAGCTGTCGCCGCCCTCCGGCACTTTGAAGGCGAAGGACATTCCGGAAAGATCGCCGCGCTGTACTGCCGTATAAACGCTTCGCGCTTCCTCGGTGCCCGGTAATTCCGCAACCATGCTTAACCCTGCCGCGTCAAGCGTCAGTTGCATTGTTTTGGGCGTTCTCGCAAGCGGTACTTTGTTCAAGTCGTGATTGTAGAACAATCTCGCGTCGGACAAGTCCGCATGATCCAGCGCCCCCGCTCGGATAATTTCAATAAACGCGCCTGCCGGATCGTCTATCATGGTGGGCTGATCGTAAACAATCGGCCTACCCTCTAATTTAAGAACCTTCGCCGCGCCCGCGTCCGCTCTTATTTCGCATACTCTAATTTCCTTCATGCCTGCGTTCCTCCGTTCTCTCCGTTTTTGCCGTCCGCTCCCGCTCCGGTATCACCGTTCAGCGCTGCGGGCGCTTTTGCCTTTGCAAGCTGGTATTCCTCCGCCTTGTCCGCGTCAACGTAATTCAGCGATTGAATGCGGCGATCTCCGCCGGAAACGCTCGGAAGGTTCAGAATTTCCAATGCTTGATTGACCGTAAGCAAGCCCATAGGCATAATTTCACGGATCAAGTTTACTTTCGTCGCGTTGCTGGTGAATTGAAGTCGCCCGCTCTCGAACAGAATAGAATTGCCGAAGGCTCTTTCCCGATCGTTGAACAGCTTGCG